CTCCGTTCCGTAAACAGAAGTAGGAATCAAGTCAACTACAGAACCAATTTGTCCAATAACTAAAGCTGCCGTTACTGGCGCAGTAGCTACTATTTGTGCTGCTGGTACTTGTGCCGTTGCTAAAGCTTCAAAGCCATTAAAAGAACCTGCACCTGCAACTCCTGCCCAGATGTTAGTTTCCATTGCTGCTGCTACTTTAGCTGCAGTATATCCAAGTAAGTAATCTTCGAAAGAAGCAGGAATGTCTGAAAAAGACGATGCGCCCATCTCAATACTTTGCCAGGTATTATGGAAATTTGAACGGCAAAGTTGTAAATTTACCATCAAATCTTTTACTTCTAAAATCTTCTCTGTTAGCGTAACAGTTTGAGTAGTATCAAAATCACACGTTGCATCCGCTAATAGAGCAGACGTTGCTACGTTCTGAAGAACTTCTTTATACTTTACGTTAGGTAATACGGTAACGCCTCCGTTTTCAATAGTTGGTGCTGATAACAAAGCCGCAGAAATATATTTCCCCGCAAACTGACCTGCATAGGTCGTACCAGCTGTAATAGGATTAGCCATTTTTTTTGTTTTTAATTATTAATTTATTTATTTAATTTTTTGAATACTCTATCCAAAGTAGTTTGTGTTCTCTTTTGTCCGTATAAGAAAGTTTCCTTTTCGTTTTTGTTTTCTGGATTGAAAGAAATAGGCTTAACCGCAGGGTCTAACTCTTCGTTTAATTTCATTTCATCCGTGTTTCCATCCTCTTTAGAAAGTTCTACTGTTTCTTCTTTGGCTTCTGCTTTCGCCTCTTCTTTGATTTCTACTTTTGCAAGTTGCTCAACTTCAGCTTTAAGTTCTTCGTTCTCTTTTTTCAAGTTTTCAATCTCTGTAAAGAAAGTTTCTTTAACTATAGATTCAACAGTTTTCTTAACAGGCACGGCTTCTTCTGTTTTAGCCTCTACCTCTTCTTCTACTACGTCCTCTTCGACAACTTCTTCTACTGCCTCTTCTTCTTTGATTTCTGCTATAATACCCTCTACGGCTACTATAAGAATCATTCCATCTTCAAGCTTGTACTCTCCAATAGGCAAAGCTATTCGTTGATCATCTTCAGTAATAATAAAAACCTCTGCTTCTGGCTCAAATGCGTCTGCTTCGATTCTTGTTACTCCATCGTCTAACTTTCTTTCTTCAAGCTTAATCTCCATTCCGAGAAGTTCCCTTACTTTGTTTAATATAGATTGTTCTTTCATTGTTATTTATTTATTCGTATTTATTTATTCGTGTTTTTATCTGTATTTTTTTACAATAGCAGAGCCCTCTTTCATAAATCTTAAAACTTCCTTGTACATCTGACCTTGCTTCGGTGGAACATCTACGCCTAAATCCATAGCTGCTTTTCTTAATTCTTGATAATTCTTATCTACAATACTTAAACTACCTGCAGAGTCTTGATAGTTTTTTCTTAACTTATCTATTGCATTTTTAACCGCTAAATTTAAAACATCCATATCGTAAGTTTTATAAAACTTATTAAAAGACGAATCAAAATCTTTTACCGCATTAAGTTCAATTTTTTCAGAAGCTAACTCCGTTCTCTTTTCGTCTTTTGCCCATTCAGCAAATATTCTATTTAGTCTTTCCATACTATAGTAACTTTATTGTTTATTCTTTGTTCGATTTTCACTTAAATATTTCCTATGCCTTGCGCTCTAACACTACCATCGCAGCACTTTTTACTGTATGTATTATCTTCACATAAACACGCTTTCTTTGAGTTCTTTGGACTGCTTTGTGCTTGTGGTCTTTGTACTTTCTTTTTAGGCATAGTTCGTGTTTATTTAGGCAAGTTTTTTTATTCTTTTGATTTCTGCATCAATTTCTTTTATTTGTGCTTTTACCATTTGCATCTCTTGTTTAACTTCATTTGGTAAGCCTAAACCTAAATCTTTTGCAGCTTTTTCAATATCTTGAAATCTTGGGTTTATTTTGACTAATTGCGCTCCTGCTTCGTTTAAAGCTGCAAGTGTATTGTTGGCATTTTTATTTAGTGCCTCAACTTGTCTTGTTGCTTTTGTGTACGCACCAAAACTTTTTTTTGCTTGATTTTTAAAGTCATCTATTAAACCAAGTTCTACTTTTTCAGAAGCTAACTTTGTCATTACTTTGTCAGTAATATCTTTTTCAATCTTTTCTCTTAAATTCATTTTAATAGGTCTTTTAGTTTGTTTATTGTTTCCGTTTTTTTATCGTCTTTACTCATATCGTATCTGTCTGCAAAGTAACCCTCAATACTGAAGCCTTTTATCTCTCCAGACTTCGCTTTGTTGTATAGTTCTTCGTCATCAATCTTCGCACTAACAACCCAAGTACCTACAGGTAAATCCATTCCATAAAGTGCAGTCTTGTCTTTCGACTTGTCTTCGATTATCCAACTCTCGACTATAGTGACATCTTTTAGTTTATCCTTGTGTTCAATAGTAGCGTTTTTATGATTAGACTTTTTAAAGAATAATTCACTCGCTTGTCTTATTGTTTGTTTACTAAAGAATATATAATACTCTTCATCGTTTTCTGAACGTCTAAAAATAGTTTTATCTGGAATCAAAGCAGCGCCCATCAGTATTCGCTTTTCTTTGTTTACTTCTTTTAAAAGTGTTTCGTGTTTATTTAGTGCAATGAAATTGCTTTCAATTGCAGGAGTTTCTACAAGGCTTATCGCCTCTATTCCACTTGTCTCGTCTGACTCATCAATTATCATTTCTACTATCTTCATACTATATTAACTTAATTGTTTTTAAAGTGTTGCATTTTCGACTCTATTTCTATCTAAAGCCTGTGACGTTGTTACTTCTCCACTAACAACAAAAGCTTGAACAGGCTGCTGCTGAAGTGAGGCGAGTTGATTTATTCCAGAATCTCCGACGACATTAAAACTTGGTGCGCCTCCGCTTAAATCTGGAGCAGACTCTTGACCACCTCCACCATCTCCACCTCCGCCTTGAAACTTTTGACTTCCTATTGTAGCCACATTCGCAAGTCCTGCTGCTACGGCAATTCCTGCGGCTATAAATGGTGCAGATGGATTAAGTATAGTAATAGGATTAGCTGCCGTACTCGCAAATATTGCGTTTGCACTCTTATAAGTATCTATTGTCGCTTGTGCTATACTTACTGCCTTTTGCACTTGGAACGCTCTCTTCGCTGCCTTTTCGCTTTTACCTGCAAATAATGCTGCTACATTAGATATAACATTTAGACCATCTACAGTAGATTGTAAAGCAAATTCGTTTTTTATTTTTCTTTCTTTCTTTTCTTTATCAAAGGCTGCTTTTTGTATTTTGCCTAATTCAGCGTATTTATTAAATTCTACCTCTACTTCCTTATCCGCTTGCGCTTCCATTAAAGGCAATTTATTATCTTCAAAAAATTGTATTTCCTTGTCTAAAGATTCTTGCCTAAATTTGTTTCTTATTTCATCTTCTGCCTGTTCTTCTTGCCTTGTGTATAACGCTCTTAATTCTATTTTTTCATCTGCATTGCCTTTAGCATCTTCACGAAGTATTCTAAACTTTACTCTATTTATTTCCAGTTCCTTTTCTATTCCATCTTCAAGAAGTGAGTTTTGCAAATCCTCTATTTGTCTTGCTATAGATAGTCTTTCATCTCTATAGGTTTTCCAACTATCAATTTTTTTCTGGTTGTTAGTTTCTACATTGTCAGTAAAAGCGTTATTTATGTTTTCTCTTTTTATATTAAACTTTTGAAACGCTAATAAATTCCCAGACTCTAAATTTCTTTCATTCTCTAAAATGACTGCATATTTTTCTGCTCTCCTGTCAAGCACTCCTTGACTAACCTTTTGCCCTTTGGCTCGCATTTGATTAATAATTATTAACTGCTTCGCCTGTTCTTCTCTATACCTTTTATTCGTTAATTTAAGTTTATTTACAAAAACCTCTTGTTCATCGTCTACCAATTTTAAATTAGCTGCCCTTTGTTGTTGTTCAATAGAATTTAACTCGTTAGTATCTTTAGCGTTTTTCTTTCTTAACTCATATATCTGATTTAATACGCTATTTTTTCTTTGTTCTACCGCTATAGTGTTTTCTATTTCTTTTATCTCTTCTTTTATCTGTGCTATGCGCTCATCGTGTCTTTTCTTTTGTGCTTCTGCATTTGCAGTTCGTTGTTTTTCTGCTTCACTTTCAACAAGTCCGAAAGCCTGTAAGCCTTTCTTCATTAATTTGAAACCCTCAATAATTGCCGTAATAGGAAACAGAACGATTTTTAATGTTGTTCCTAACTTATCAAACTTTTTCGATGCATCATTAACCGCTTTTTTTACCTTATCAAAGTTGGCGATTAGTAAGCCCAATCCTACAATCAGCGCACCGATTCCCGTACTAATTAATGCTAAACGGAACACTTTCATAGCGCCACTACTTGTGCCTACTGCCGTAGTGTAAGCATATTGTGCTACTGCTGCTAATTTAGTGCCTATCTGAAGTTCTTTATATGAGTCTGATAATCCTTGTACTCCTTGCTGAATAGCCATAGCCCCCTGCACTTTGAGAAGTGATTTTTCAAGTGCTTCGTTTTCGCTTCCAAATAAAGCCATAGAACCTTGTGCAAGTGCAAAACCAGAAGTCGCTCCTGTAAGTGCGCTTCCTAACTTTTGCGTCATAGTCTTCGCTGCTCCATCTACTGCGATGTCAGTTTGAATTTGGACTTTTCTATACTGACCTACTTTAGTTAATAGTTCTTGAAACTCCTTGCTTGTAGTATCTCCTGCTAAACTTAATTCGTAAAGCCTATCTTCAGCTTCGCCCATCCTCGTTGTAAGAGGCTGCAACTCTCCGTAGACTTCTTCAAAAGTAGCGTCTAAATTCTTTGTGCTTTTTGTTGTTTGGTTTATGGATTTATTTAACGTATCAAAATCCTTTGCCGTTTCTTCAGCATTGTTATTAATGTCTATGTTTATAGTTTTCTTTACCGCCATTGGAGTTATTTTTTAATTCGTTTTTTTAGCAATTGCATTCTTTTCTTTTGCTTGTATATTCCTTTTACTCCTGTCTCATAATTGTATAAACCTTTAGCCACTTGAACGTTATAACTGCCCTCGTAGAAATCGTCTATCTGTAGTAAGTCTATTATATGTTTTAACATCTTTATGGTTGTTGTTGTATGAATATTTGATTAGTAGTTTGTGTGCCGTTAGAATAAGTGTAAGTAACTAACAAAGTATAAATTGCAACAGTACCTCCCTCTGTTCTTATTCTGTAGCTTAAGTCCTCCGTGTTTATGTAGTCTAAATCGTCTTCAGTTTTTAATACTGTTGTAGTGTTTGGATTCGCAGGTATACAAACTTCTACTACGCCCTCGCTATTCAATGTGCTTGGCGTTATCGTTACTCCTGCATCTGTAGTCGTTACTGTAGCCAACTTTGCGCCATTAGGAAACAATATTCTAACATCAAAGCATTGAGCATCCTCACTTGGTTTGATAGGTTCTATAATTCCTCCACCAGTAAGAAGTGGCCTAAAGTCATTGATAAGTACAAAATCTACATCTCCAGTAGTTAAAGAAGATTTCATAGACTCTATAATATATCGCTTATCTCTTATTATTACTCTGTCATTCAAACGTAATTCAGTAAGTAAGCTTACAGGTAGATTCGTTTTTACGGTTGTTCGCCTGTTCTTTAAGTTGAATAGATTAAGTAAATAAGGCGCATAGTATGTAGCAAATAAAGTATTTTGTTCAATCAATCCAGTAAGTGTAGAAATTTCTGCATTGAAATTTAAACTAAAGTTTTCAGTCAATACATCTACATCTTGTCCGAAAGGCATATACTCCGATAAAGTTACTATACTCGTTCCCTTATTAAATCTAAACGTAGCAGGTGTTTCATCATACATATACAGTAGCATAGGTTTAGGGACATAAGTCTGCAAATCTTTATTGATTGTAAAGCCTACTTGTAAGTCCGTTCCTGTGAATCTATTCATTTGCATATTTTCAAAAGGCTGCTCTATCTTGTATTCGCCACCATCGTAATCGAAAGTTTCTTCAGCATCTCCATATTCCCTGCCGAATAAATCTCTAAATTGTGAGTTCAATATGTTTTCGCTTTGTTGATATTTAAAGTTTATAGTTCTAAATAATTTAATCCTATCTACTTTAATAGTTTTTATATCCGTGTATTGTGTAATGTCTACAATAGCACCCTTTGCGTACCAATCGTCCAAGGGCTCAACTTGAAAGACTCCATCTGATAAACCATAACAAGTTAAATTAAATTCTTTAAGCACTCCTGTAAAGAAGTCTACTACTTTCATATCTGGCAAGTAGGCAATAGGGTCAATATCTCCACTTAATAAAGTTGATGAACTTGCAGAGAATTCATTTGTATAAGTTGATGGAAATAAAGATGGGTCTGAACCATCTTGGACATATCTGCAAGAAATATTTACTGTGGTGCTTTCTGTTGCACGAACCCTAAAGTTTAATACATCTTGTACGTTAATGTTATTATTACTTTGATGCACCTGTTGATAAGTTCCGTTTTGACCTGGTACAGTTATACTTAAAACTCCATTGATAAAAACATCAATATAATACGTTGCCGTTACGCTTGAACAAAATGATTGTAAAAATACTCTATGTTTTATTTGGTCTTCCCAGAATTGACTTGTTGGATTTACTCCAAATTGTGTAAAGAAATTTACAGGCACTATTGTAAGCGTGTCATCTGCTAAACTAAAATATTTTGTATATAAATCACTACTTGGATTAAACGAGCTTTCCCCTCCTGTTGTAAAATCTACATCTTCAGTAGTTGTATAAAATTCAAAATCATTACTATTTTGACAGTGTAAAAAGCAATTTTGAAATCTCTTATCTGTTAAAAAAGTCCCCTCAAATGTTACTCCGTATTTTCCTTGCATCGCTCCAAGTATAGCAGGAACTCTTATAGCAGGAAATAATTCATTAAACTTAATTGCTCCTGTATCCGTGTTTATGTCATCGTTTGGTAATGCAGGATTGTTGTACTGTAGATATCTTCTTGTGATTAATGGATACCTTATTACGTCTGCCGTTGTGCCGTCTGTTATCCTATCTTCTATTTCTGTTGCCGTATACGGATGTGCATAGATGTTTAGTAAAGTTAAGTCTTGCATTTTATCTTCTCCGAACTTATCCTTTAAGCTTGTGATGTCTCCATAGAATGTAATCTGATAGCTATAGGCTTCATTATCTTTTACTTCAGATTTTTCAAGGCTCATCTTACCTCTTCTGAATGTAGTTAAGTCTATTTCTATGTGTGCATCTCTTCTTATATTGTGATCTATCGTACTTTGTACATCGTTCTGGTAGAAGTGTTGAAAGATTGCGTTATTAGATGGAGTAGCAGGAACGGAAAACGATTGCGAGAAGTCAGTCATTACTTTGCTAATATCTTGGACGTTCTGTTGTATAGAAGTAACGCTTATCTGTTCGTCTTTGAATAGGTCTAATCTTTGACCCTCTATATAAACTTGTACTGTTCTCATTATACTACTGTATTAATTAAGTCGTATGCAAAATCAAATTCTAAAGTATAATTTATCGTTCCTTTGTTTATTCCTTTTTGCTTTTCAAGTGATTTCGTTTTTATCTTGACAGGTGTATAATCCGTGTTGTAATCGTAATCTAATAAAGTAATTCTTTCACTTAACATTAATTCTTGAATGTACTCGCCATATAAATCGTTTACCCATCCTGTATTAAGCTTTATAGATTCTTTGGCGTTAGTATTAAATTCTTTAATCTGTCCGTTGTCGCTTGGTGTAAAAGGAAGCGAAGCTGGATTGAATTTGTATTCATTCGTCTTTACGGCAATACTTCTGCTCTTTGCTTTTTGAAACCAGATACGACTCCAACTACCGAAACGATTTATAAAGTCTACTGCTACAGGAGAATACTTCGGCTCACATTGTGGCTCAAAGTTTCCCTCCCAAATAGTAGCACCGAATCCATCTCTATGCTCTACCTTATTTCCATCTGCTAAATAAGGCTCATATACTCTTGCAAAGGTTTTTATTCCATCTACTGTAAGCGTATAAACCTGTTGTGTGCCTGTGCTTAAATTAGTGTAAACTATCTTGTCAGCTGCTTGACCAAGCATATCAAAACTTCCAGCCATATTGTTAGACTGACTTGTAGGGAGTAAGGCATTATAGTTGTAGAAATATGTCCCCTCCGTTAGTAGTACCGTATCTTGAAAAGGCTTATTTTGCCCATCCATAAAATATGAATAGCCGTCCATAAATTCCCCTGTTTGACTTTCTGAAACATTCAATACATAAACACCCCCTATAAAATTATAAACGTCAACGTGATAATTTACTGCATAATCCGTGTTTATAGCAACATCATAACTGTTATATATGTTTGACCATTTCGTCATACCAAAATACTCTCTAACATAAGGCGAAATATTGTAGTACGTCTTTGTATTGTTTGAAGCAGGTATTAACTTATCAAGTGTGTACTGTGGACTTGCAGGTTGGCTTCCTGTATTCCACAAATATATTTCTACTTTGCTTCCTGTTTGCGTAGCGTCATCTACTTCTATGATGTAAGGACTTCTTGATAAATTCATTATTTAAGTTTTTTAAAGTTTTCGTCTAATATTTGTGAGAATAGTTTTTCCATATCAAATCCGAACATTTCCATTAGTTCATCTGGTAATCTATTATAGTATTTTTCAAATGGCTTGGTAAAGAATAAACTCGGCTTTAAACCTTTAGAGTAAATGCTTCGTGCTATAATATAGCCCATACTCTTATGACTCATAAATTTGCCTGTTTCTTTATTCTTCCATTGTATGCCCTTTTGCTTTGCCCATTTCGCCATCACTCCACTCATACCACCTTTGGACTTTCCTATAAGCGAACTGCCTGTTCCGAATTGATAAGGCGATTTATTTTGTCCGTTTCCTTTTGAAGAACTATTCTTTCCCTTTACTCCCTTATCTTGATAGAAGCCGTACTCGTCCATTTCAAAAGATATTTGAATACTTCTTTTAGATTCTTTAACATACCCCTTTAAACTGTTTGCAAGTCCGCCTGTACTTCTCGGCATTCCTTGCTTTGCTTCAGCTATAACTTTGTGTTTAAAGTCATTTAATAGTTCTTGTATGTTTTTAAATTCCGCCATTAGCAAATAGTCATATCTGATGGAATCAATATATCGCAGGTTAGTGTCCAGCCTGCCAGCTTATTTTCAAAGCGTTCTGTAAAAGGCTCTGCACTCGGTTGTCCGTCTATTTGATATTTTTCAGTATACAAGTCGCCTCTTCTTAACAACTCATAACACCTGTTAAGAACTTGTAACATAGTATTCATTACCCACAACTCGTTATTGTTTCCATCGAACTTACTTACCGTTTCTTCTTTTGTTATGTCTACTAAATCCATCGCCAGAATACTGATATTGTAACGTACTACTGAACCCTCAAAAGTTGCCGAGTTTACAATTAAATGTACAAGCGGAAAAAGTGTTTGTTTATTTAAGTCGATTTCAAAGATGTCCCCCTGTGTAACTGTAGTTATTAAAGGCTCATTATCAAAGTGTTCTTTTAGTTTGTCTATTATGTTAAAGTAGTCCATATTTATTTCATTTGTTGCTTAAGCTCGTTAGCTTCGATTTCGTTTTTCTGTTTCTCGAACGTGAGATAGGTGAGACATTTAGTAAGTCGGTATCCTGTAACTTCGTCAAACTTGGTAACATCTCCTTTAGCGAGTGCATAGATGCTTGGATACCATTCCCATTGCTTTGAAAATTGGTGTCGTTCTGAATATCGAGTGAACTCGTCATCATCTTCATCTGCTTCTGTAAATAACTGATTGTATGTGTTAGTAATTCTTTTGCGATGCTCCAAAAAAAAACACTCGCACTTATCGCTACATCCAAAGGCGCAAACCTCATCAAGTCCTGCATATCTTCGTTAGGCTCGTAGTCTACTATACTGTACTTGTCTTTGTATTTATCTTTGATAGGTCTGTATAGAACCGCCATAGCCTTGTGATATGTCTTCCAGTCTTTAAGATGACTTTCTAAATCAACATACTCTCCAAATGTTATATCGTCTAACTTCGGAATAAATCCAAACTCTATATCCTTGATTTTAAACTGCCTTATCAGTTGAGGCTTCTCACTAAATACTTTTGTAAAGTGCGCTATCAATTCATTCAAGTCTTTAATTTTAATCTTTGCTACATCTCCAAGCTTCATTCCGCAGAAGATCTGAATCATTTTATTAGCTATAAATTCTTCGTCATTGCTATTCTCTTTCATTTCTACAAACTCTTGATACCTGCTTAATGGTATTTCGCTTAATGAATTTGGAAGTAATAAATCAATCTTCATATCTTAATAACTTTTTATTCGTGTTTTTGTTATACCACTATATCACGGAATAGCTGCCGTAGTTCTTGTTCAATCCTAAAGTCTCCATTTCGTGATAGCGTATTGCATCAATAGCGTGGTTAAAATGGTCAATAGGTTTGTTTAGTCTTTTGCCTGTTTTATCCGTGTCCCAACAGTAGCTCCTTAACTCCTTTATTAGATTCGTGCTTTGCTTTGTTACCAGATAATCCTCCCTTTGCATTACATCAATTCCATAGCTTATAGAGTCCCTTCCTTTCGTTGCTCCCTTTATCATAATTCCGTTGCCGTATCTTCTTATCTCATCTATACTTTTTGGCTCTGCGCTATCTGCTATTACAGGAATATTCATAGGCAGTATTTTTGCTATATCTGAATTTAATAAGCCTGTTTGATATTTCACTTCGTTAAGTATTCGTGTTTCATTATATTTATAGACTTCGATTATCGCAGTAGGGTCATTCGTATATCCAAAGTCAAGTCCTATGCCTATCAGTCTTGCCTCTTCTGGAATAGTATCAATCTGCTTCCAATTGCCGAAAACGATGCCGTCAAGTTTTCCCATAACCCCGTTCACATAAACATCCACCCAGTTTTTCCAATAGTTGCTTGTCGCTGCTTTCTTTATGTTCTTTTCTATTTGGCTTATGATTCCGTTATCAAGTGCTTCGTTATCCTTGTATGTTAAGATTATCTTCTCCGCATCTTCTTGGTCTTCAAGTTCTGTCTGTACCCAAAATTCTGCCGTTGGATTGTAGTCTAAAAATACTTCTCGTTTTGTTCTTATAGATAGTTCGTTGTAGCTTTCAAATGGTACGGAGTTACATTCGTTTATATATAGGATGTCTCTACGCCCACCCCTTAACTTACTTGCATCGTCACAACTGAAGAACTCTATAAAACTTCCGTTTGAGAATTCGTATTTTAAGAGGCTTTTATTGAAGCGTTCATCTATGAACCTATTAGTCCACTTCATAACCTTTAAGAAGTCCCTTAAAGCACCTCTACGAAGATGTGGAATAGATTCTGCTACTACACTTATTTCAAGTCCTTTTGTTTTTGTGGCTTTATCTATGAGAATAGGAATAATGCCGAAAGTTTTCCCTGCACTTGTTCCGCCTTGAACGATTTTGATTCGTTTTTTTAAAGCAAGTATTTTATTTATCGCTGTCGTTCTCTGAAACATCTGGAAATAAAGGTTGCTCTATATTCGTTTGTTCTATCTGTTCTTTTAGTGCGTTTAGCCTTGCCGTGATATTTGCATTATACTGCCCTACCATACCGCCTTTAATCTGGTCGTCTCGTATTTCCTTGCGTATGCGTGTAGCGATAGTACAAAAATCTTCGTAGCTTTTGTTACTATTCTCTATATAATGTTTAATTGTGCAGTCGTAATTTTCCCAGCAGAATATCTCGAAGCCCTCCATTGTGTAAGGAACTTCTAAAGGTTCTCCTACCATATCTCCGCTTCTTTGGTTTAGATGGTATTTAAATCTTGGATTTTCTTTCGTGTTTTCCTTGTACTCTATAAACATCTCTTTTAGCTTTTCTGCGCTTTCTATTTTTTTTGGTCTGCCCTTATTCCCCATAGTCTTCTGTGTTTATGTTTTCTATCTTAATGTGATTCGTGTTTTTGTAAACTACTTCCACTTCTGCTCCTGTACTTTCAAACTGTAAGCGTAGTTCTTTGATTCTCTTCTTATGCCTTACTGCGTTGCCTGTGATCTTAATCTTCATAGGCTTCATATACAACTTTCATTTTGTTGTTTATATCTCTTAAACAACTTGCGCAGCTTGTAGGATTTTGCTTTATATTAAATATTCTATTGTATATTTTTAACATTGCTTTCTGTTCAGTAGGTTTCATTCTGTCCCTGTCTTTAGAAAACCATTCTTTGATATACTTGTATTCGTCTTCCTGTAGGCACTCTGGCTTTTTGAATCTTGCAAACATCTCATTAAGCTTCTTCTTCCTTTCTTCACATCCGCAATCTTCGCCAAGTATGAACTTTGCAGCTTTCGCTATTCCTGTTTTTTCTAATACTGTTTCTACTATGTCTCCAACTCCTTTGGATTCTTTCTTTTTAGTAGTTCGTTTTTTTCTTGTTTTCGGTTTCTCGTTACTCATATCTTTTCATAATCTTCGTTAATATAATCTTCGTAGTCTTCTCCTATGTTTTCTTTTAGTCTTTCTTTACAGTACTTTATCCTGTGAAATATTGTGCTTGTGCTTATCCGTGTTTCTTTAGATAGTTCACGCATACTCTTGCCCTCGTTTCTATATATCTTAAAAAGCTTTACATCAAACCAGTGCCAGTTTCTTGTTTCTTCGTTGATTTTTGCCTCAAGTATCATTTGCCCTTTGCTTCTTGGAATGTAATCATACTCCACTCCTAAATGCTTCGCTTCATCTAAATCTACTTTCCTATGCTTTGACCGTTCATTCATTAAATCCTTAAATATATTTCTTAACGTAAAATGTATGTATGCCCTGTTTACTGTTCCATCTTTTTTTATGACCTTTTCAGCAGCAGAATATTTGTCTAATCTTATATACATTTCCTGTACTATATCCTCTGCGTAGAAGTCTTCTCCGTAACTCTGTACGATTCTCAAATAGTCAGCGTGAAACTTTGCAACTTCTTTAAGCCAGTTCATTGATTAGATTCTAAACAAATTTAGCGATTATTTTTTAACAATGTAAAGACGAAGTTATTAACAAAAAGTTGTGAACAAAAAAAAGGCCACCTTACCACAAGTGACCTTTAAATGTTTTTACAACCATACGGCGATAAAGACGAACATAACAAATATAATAAAAAAAGCGCACATTACTGTACGCTCTCTGTTGTTTATAGTTATAGTCTAAAAAGGCAAGTCGTCCTGCTTTAGTCCCTCTCTAATATTCGTTTTTGCATCCTCGTTACCTCCTGCTTCTACTTCAGCTTGATAAGGCTTACTAAACTTAACGCTAAAATATTTCGTTCCACTCTTGGACTCGTTTAGCCATAGTGCTACTTCTTTCTCTACTCCATCAATTAAAGCTTTGCCTTTGTAATCTGGATGTGATTCCGTTTTTTTGTAGTCGTTCTTAAAGATTGCTCCTGTGTTATTTTTCTGCTCCATTACTTAAATTGTTTTACTTAAAATATATGCGCTTAACGATTTTCGCTTACGCTTTGCTTCTGCTTTTAAAAGCTTCTTCTCTTCTTCTGTTACTCTTATTGTTATTATTTTAGTCTTTCGTGTTTTCATTGTTTAGGTATTTTAATATATGTACACCAAATTGTTTTCCCTGTCTTTCCGCTAAAATCACCGAACAAAGGGCTTACAGGAAATAATTTAATTACTTCAGAATGTTTTATATTTGCATCGTTCCATTTAAAAATTAAAGTTCCATAATCGTCTAATACTCTGTAACATTCTTTAAATCCATTTACAATATCTTCTTTCCACGTTTCTTTGTTTAGTAAGCCATACTTTTTATTTATTACACTTTTCATACTTCCATTGTACAAGTGGGGGGGGTCGAATACAACAATCTTAAAACTATTATCTTTAAAAGGCATATTTCTAAAATCAGCTATTACGTCTGGATTAACACACCAGTTTGGATTCCAATTATTTTTAAATGCACCCT